AAAGTATCCAACTACTATGCAAAACAATCATGTTATGATATGGGGAGAAGGAGATGATCAACAGTTTGCTATGTTTGAATTAACACCTAGCTTTAGTAAACGAGGTGCAGTTGAAGTCAAATGGTTTCAAGCATATCCATTACGTCAAGGTGTGGGTAGCCGTGCAATGCAAGAACTTCAAGCAATGGCTCGCGAAGATGGCATTGCTCTTACTTTATTCCCGTGGGACAAGGGACAAGTAAGTCAAAGTAAATTAACTAAGTTCTATAAAGGTCAAGGATTTAAGCCGATTCAAAAGGGAGGCAAGAGTTTGTACTGGGGGGCTGACGTAAATGAAGCAGAACTTGACCCAAGAGGATGGGGAGAAACTCCTCAAGGAACTGATATAGATTACTTTGGTCTCAAAGTAAAGATGCGTCCGAGTACATTCTTAAAACTATCACATCCATTGGGAGCAAGTGATAGAAATGCTGATGTTGAAAAGCATATGCAAGGTGGGGGAAAGATTGCTTATCCGTTCTTGGAGATTAAAGATCCAGTTGAATGGGAAGATGGAGATTTTAGCCAATTAGGTAAAGTGAGTAATCACGAAGGTCGCAATAGAATGACACACTGGATTAAAATGAAAGGTGACGAGCCTATTCAAGTTAATGTGTTCTTGCGTGGTGCAAATCGTAGAAGATTTGTAACCAATGATATGATTCAAGCAATGAGTCAAGGATTAATTAGTCAGACTGGTCAATTAGTTAAAAACCCATTTGATGCAAGTACTGCATTAGAAGAAACAAGAGTGCAGGGCGATAGATGGACTGGTGATGAACCATATAGACAATTAGTTGAATTAGATTTAGCAAAAGGTTAGAAAGATATAATGGGATTGGATGACAAACGTGAAAAAAATATTATTATTATTAGCATTATCAATACTATCTAGTGTTGTATTAGCACAAAAACAAAAAGAAGGTGTAACATATGATGCCGTGATAACTAGGGTTATTGATGGTGATACTGTGGCATTTCAAGCTCTGTTCTTACCTGCCCCATTGAAGAAAGAATTAAGTATTCGTGTGTTTGGCGTTGATACTCCAGAAAAAGGGTTTAGGGCAAAATGTCCTAGTGAGGATCAAAAAGGTCAAGCAGCAACTGCTTTTACTAAGCATGCCATTGAAGTAGCAACTAAACGACAAGTTGTTCTTATGGATTGGGATAAGTATGGTGGGCGTGTGTTAGGTGATGTAATATTAAATGGACAAAGCCTTAGACAAATGTTAATTAGCCAAGGTTTTGCCCGAGAATATTACGGAGAAGCTAAAACTAGTTGGTGTAATTAAAGTCTAGTATACACAAAGTATAATCTATCATTAGCATCATGTTTAAAGGTGTCTAATTTTAGATTATATTTTTCTGCAAAATCATTCACAACTTCAAAAGTCCAGGGAAATATCTCTACATAAGGTCCGGTCTTATGAGTTATTCCTGGATTAGCACGTAAGAAAAACTTTCCACTAGTCTTAAGTAAATCTACACAATGACTGAATCTTGCTTCAATTTCATCACGACTATTAAAATTAATACTACCTAAGGCTATGATAACATCATAACTTGAATGTTTAACCTTGTAATCTAGTATATCTACTTCATAGTCGGCACAGTTATTGTATGGATCTATTCCGATTAGATTCTGTATACGACCTTTAAATGGATGATATCCGCAACCAACATCAAGAACCTTTTCGGGATTCAATTTGTTAATTTCATCAGCAAGTTCCCATCCAGTGTGTTCGTAATCACCGGTGCGCGGTTTCCATATTTCACTAAAGAATCTATGTGTGTATCGTTCACTCAAATCATACACTATCTCTTGTAGTGTTCCTCTATACTCACAGGGTAAACTCAACTCAGCTTCTACGCTATCCTTAAACTTTGTGTATCTTGCAGGAGTCCACGGTAGTTGGTTTACAATCGTAGATTCATCTATAGAAATTTTAGAGTACTTGGGTAAATTAAACGCAAGTTGTAAATTTTCTTTGATTAAGTTAAAAATTTTAATGTTCATATGATTTTTTGATAAATTAATATTTTTTCTTGTAATATGGAATAAATATCATTAGTTGTTAATATTTATATAAGGAGAAACAATGAAAAAACTTTTAACATTACTATTACTAGTACCTATATTAGCCTTTGCTTGGCAACCAACTAAACAAATTACTGTTATATATCCAAACGGACCGGGTGCGGGAAATGAGATAAGTTTTAAAATTGTAGCAGATATCATAGAAAGGAACACCGGAGCAAAGTTTGTATCTGAATATAAACCGGGTGCTGATGGTAATCTTGCTACAAATTATTTCAATACAGTAGCAAACGATGGATACACTATATCTATTCCGGCATGTAATAGTCAATGGGTAACGGCTGAAGTATGGTATCCTAAATTGATCAAATATAATATATTTGAGTTTGAACCAATTGCTAATATTGCTAAAAGTCCATTAGCATTTTGGGCACATCCTAGCAGCAAAGTAAATACCCCAGAAGAATTGATTAATGCAATTAAATCTAAACAAAGACCTATCAATTTTGCAATCGGCGGAGGTGGACATAAATTAGCAGTAGAATATCTAACTAGCAAGTTGAATGTACCGGAGGATAAAGTCCAAACTCTCATGTACAAAGGTCCAGCACAGGCATTATTAGATGTTATGGGCGGACACGTTGAGTTTGGTGTTACCCCAGTGGCAGTTGGCTATCCTTATGTACAAGCAGGAAAATTAAAATTAATTGGTCTAGCAAGTGAAGTGCCTATTCATGGTCTAGAAAAAGTGCCATTGATGAAAGATTATACTCCAGGGCTAAATCTATATGGATGCTGGAATTTGATACTACCTAAGGGTACATCCAAAGATATACAAGATTGGTATCGTACTAACTTTATCCCCGCTATCAATAGCAAAGAAGCTAAAGAAAAGTTTGACGAAAACATGATGGTCATAAGTACTAGTGAGCATACAGCACAAGGACTAAATGCTAGTATGACTAAACTACGCAAAGAATGGCAACCAATAGCACAAAGATTTAAACCAGAATGAAATATATATTTGTAGCCGGCGCTCCAGGCAGTAAATGGTCTAGCGTAGTTAAAAACATTTACTATAGTCCCAGCCTTGATCGCAGTGATTTTAGTCACGACCGAACCTATTTTCATGATGCAACTGGTAAGACAGAACTTATGCATTTGGGTGCATACTTTGATCCAGGCATGGAATTTGGCGATTGGTTCTCAACTTATTTTGGTGTCCGTAGTAAAGAAGAACACGAAGCAGAATTTGACCGCCCATTTAGCGGTGAAGGCATTCGAATAATCAAAAGTCATTGGTTCAGCTATACTCAACATATTGAGTTTATAAAAAAGACCTGGCCTGATTGTCCGTTGGTATTAGTACATAGACCCGATGATGCTTGCTTGGGTTGGTGGGTAAAATGCGGTCATTTTGATATTACCTATCCAAACTATCAACATTACACAGACCTACGTGCAATGGCTAAAATCATAGAAGCACAAAACATTGGCATTGTCCACGGCAGTTTGAACTACATAAGTAAAACCCCATTAAATAATACAATGCTTTGTAATATGTTAAATATAGAACAACCCCCAGAAGAAGATAAACAGAATTATGGGGCATCAGACATAAGGGTAACAGTAATATGATAAGCAGTTGGGACCAAAGTAAACAAAAAAGTAACTATCATTTTGATAATTTTAAAAATGACTCGCAAGTTGATAAAGTAATCAAATTAGGTAAAATTATTGCTGACTACAGTAAAGATGTAGCCCAAGCTGTAAAAACAGCTAAACCAGCAACATGGCGAACACGTGGTAAAGTGGGCAAATCTAGACCAGAAGAAGAATTAGCAAGTGAAGATTATGATTTAGAAAGATTTGGGTATGGTTCTGATTATCAAATAACACACTTGAATTGGGAGATAACTCCTAACTTAAAAAAGATTAGTGACTTGTTTGGGCTTGGTGATTGCATGGAACGTATTCATGTACAGATGCCCGGAGAAGTATGGAATTTGCACTTAGATAAACTAGAAAAGTGGGCACCTGAAACGCCGTGGATGGTAATGCGTATTCAGATTGCATTGACCGATTGGGAACAGGGTCATTTTTGGAGTTATGGTAACTACTTACATCAACAATGGCATGCTGGTGATGTTACTACATTTGATTGGAAGAATATACCCCATTCAACTGCAAATGCCGGACATACTCCTAGAGTTACATTTCAACTTACCGGAGTTGTTACAGAAAAAACAAATGAATTCTTAGCTAGATTAAAAAGATTTGATACACATAATTTAGAACTTAAAGAAAGTTCTTGGTAAAGAACACCCTTAGGGCCGTGTGGCCGGCTGCTGGCCAACGAATAGGAATCGCTACCCATTTAGTTCGTTAAAGTGAGCACTTTTGATAAATATATAATGCTCACAGAACACATCATTATTGAATCCGCTGCATTAGAATTAGCAAAACGGTTGCCTTCACTACAAAAGCACGATTATACTACTATTGACAAATTAATGCGTCAAGTAGCAAATAGACATAGCATTACTGGCAAAGCATTGCATGACTTGTTTGTTCACAAATTCAAAAGAACTCCAGACGAATGGGTTAAAAACAAACTAGATGAAGCAAACGATGAACCAAACTTCTTGGAAGATAACCCAATAATGCAGAAATTCATTCAATTTGCAGCACAAAATCTTAATCTACAATCAATACCCGAAATTGAATTCAGTTACGATACTGAAGAAGCACAAGAAGGTCATCATACCGGTCGCCATTCAGAAAGTGACAAAAGCGTTTGGGTATACGTTGCTAATCGTAATATGGTTGATATCATGCGTACCGTGTACCATGAACTTACCCATGTGCGTCAAGGTGAATTGAACATGATTAAACCGGGAGATAGTTATCCTGGTAGCCCAATTGAAATGCTAGCTGATATGAGTGCCGGAAAATATATGAAAGTATTCGGCAAAGATCACCCAGAAATCTTTCAATAAAACGTATTCTATGCTATAATGCTTAGATGCTAAAACTTCTCTTTCCATTGCCAAACAAAATTGTGGTTGCACTTAGCGGCGGAGTTGATTCGGTTGCTATTACAGATTTCCTTTCTCAGAAACACAGTGTTACTTGTGCGTTTTTCCATCATGGAACCGAGAATAGTGAACGTGCATTTGAATTCGTTGATAAATTCTCCGCTGATCGTAGTCTCCCTCTTATTGTTGGAATGATCAAAAACAATAAACCCAAAGAACTTAGCATGGAAGAACATTGGCGTAATGAACGCTATGACTTCTTGGACAGCATCGGTGATTCATTAGGCCCAATTATTACTGGACATCATCTGGATGACTGTGTAGAAACATATCTTTGGTCATCAATGCATGGACAGTCTAAAGTAATCCCAACAAAAAGAAACAATGTTGTACGCCCATTTCTAACTACACGTAAAAGTGAATTTGTTAACTGGTGCGAACGAAAATCTATTGATTGGTGTCACGACAATAGTAATGATGACACAAAATACATGCGTAACTATGTACGAACACATCTAATGCCACACGCATTACATATTAACCCCGGTTTGAAAACTGTGGTTAAAAAGATTGTAGAAAATCAGCAAAATGTTTGACTTTTCTACGCAAGGAATGTATACTAATTACTTAACAAGGAGAAACTATGAGTAGTAAAATGTTTACCGGAGATCAAAAGATTAAGTTAACACAGTTGGTTAACGAAGGAATGGTAGTATTACACGAGATTGATACTCTACGTGAGGGATTATCTGAAACTGTCAAGGCTATCGCAGAAGAACTAGAAGTTAAACCTGGCATTCTTAAGAAGGCAATAACTATCGCACACAAAGCAAGTCTTGGGCAAACAAATGCCGATCATGAAGAACTTAACACTATCTTAGAAACTGTAGGCAAAACACTTTGAGTTATGTGGATGCGGTTCATTCTAGGGATGACGATAGAATTTTTGTAGTTGAACGGGACCAGAACGGAAAGCGTCAATACAAAGAATATCCCACAAACTATGTACTCTACTATCCTGATCATAAGGGTAAGCATCGTAGTATATATGGTGACCCTGTAAGTCGTTTTAGTACACGCAAACGTCAAGAGTTTGAAAAAGAAAAACGTATTCATTCAGGTAAGAAATTATTTGAAAGTGATGTACCAGTAACATTTCGTTGTCTTAGTGAAAACTATATTAAGGCAGATGTTCCTAAACTTCATACTTGCTTCTTTGACATTGAAGTAGACTTTGATCCTGAGAAGGGTTTCAGTCCTACTAGTGATCCATTCAATCCTGTAACTGCTATTTCATTATATTTGGATTGGCAAGATACATTGGTTACATTGGTCATTGCCCCCAAGCATATGTCACCTGAAACAGCACAAGAAATTTGCAATGAGTTTGAAAACTGTATGCTTTTCACCAATGAGAAGGATATGTTTGATGTTTTCTTTCAACTCATTGAAGATAGTGATGTAATGACTGGCTGGAACAGTGAAGGGTATGACATACCTTACATGGTTAATCGTGTCACCCGAGTAATGAGTAAAGATGACACCCGCAAGTTTTGCTTGATGGGTCAACTTCCTAAACCCCGCACATATGAACGGTTCGGTAAAGAAGAACAAACATATGACTTGGTTGGTCGTATTCATTTGGACTACTTACAACTCTACAAGAAATATAACTATGAATCCCGTCACAGCTACAAGTTAGATGCGATTGGTGAAATGGAAGTAGGGGAAAACAAAACTCAATATGAAGGTACGCTTGACCAGTTGTATAACAAAGACTTTAAGAAGTTTATTGAATATAATAGGCAAGATACCATGTTGTTGGTGAAAATTCACAACAAACTCAAATTCTTAGAACTAGCTAACCAGCTGGCACATGAGAATACAGTATTACTGCCAACAGTAATGGGTTCTGTAGCTATGATTGAAATGGCTATTTTCAATGAAGCGCATGAACGCGGTTTAGTAGTCCCGGATAAAAAAAGAAGGAATGAAAATGCAGAAGAAACAACTCCAGCGGCAGGTGCCTTCGTTGCTACGCCGAAAAGAGGTATGCACGAATATGTCGGAGCAGTTGACCTTAACTCGCTCTATCCCTCGGTTATTCGTGCCCTTAACATGGCAGGAGAAACCATCATTGGTCAGGTCAGACAGACATTAACTGACAAATATATGCTTGACAAAGGTAAGCAACTTGCTAGTCTTAAAAAACGTTTCAAAGAAGGTGATGAGGACGTTACTGGTGCTATTCTATGGGAAAACTTGTTTAGCGTATTAGAATATACAGCTATTATGAATCAAGAACGCGGCACTATGTTGACATTAGACTATGAAGATGGCAGGTCAGTAGAAATGAGTGCAGCCGAGATTTGGAAGTTGATCTTTGATAGTCACAAGCCTTGGATGCTAAGTGCTAACGGTACAATCTTTACTTACGAAAAAGAGGGTGTTGTTCCAGGACTACTTACTCGCTGGTATAGTG